TTTGCAAACTACACGGTCACTATCAGTCGCATACTTTTCGAACATGCTATTGATCTTGGGTGGTTGGAAACCAACCCAGCGCGTGGCGTTCCGCTCATCAAGAGCATTAAACCACCGCGTACACCGTGGCCCTATCATCTGATAGAGGCATTTCGTCAGGCTGCTGGCACTACCCTCAATGGCCGTACACTGCTAGTCTTTGAATTGTGCCTAGCAACAGGGCAGCGTATCCAAGACGTTCTGGATTTCAAATGGACCGACATAAGGCCGATAGATGGTACTGTAGGTGTCGATTTAATTCAGAACAAAACAGGCAAATCCCTGTGGGTTCCGCTACGCGACAGCGTCGTCACTTTGCTGACCAATTCACAACGCAAGAACGAATACATTCTGACCAATCATCTTGCAACTGGGCCTTGGTCCTATCGTGGTGCAGCGCAAGCTGTTCAGGATATACGCAAAGAAATTGGCGCAGAAAATTACGATATTCATAGCTTGCGGTATTCTGCAGCCTGTGACCTTGCTCTTGCGGGTCTTGACGATGAAACTATTGGTGCCGTTACGGGGCAGTGCCTTGCGACCGTGCAACATTACACGAGGTCTGTGCGGCAAATGGCGAATGCAAAACGGGCGATACAAGCGCGTGAAACTATGCTTCTACGGAACGGAACGTAAACAGAACGGTTGCGACTCTGGTTGCGACTCTCAAATGCCAACTACCACGGCGGTCAACGCCCCAACATATTGATGGACCTAAATAACTGATATCTATAAGATTTGTTTAAGTGGTGCGGGTGAAGGGACTCGAACCCCCACGCCATAGGCGCCAGAACCTAAATCTTAGTCATGTTATTGTTTTATATGGGTTTTTATTTGCGACTAGCCACCCTTATAGGTGCTAATCAAGGTCAATAGTTGAGACTGCCGTGGTTGTTTTTTTCACAACAACCGAAGGACAATATATGGCAGCTAACCTGTACTATGAACAAGAAACTATCGAGCAAGAATGTCGCGCAGCAACTATACAGAGATTTGAAAGCGCACTCACGGACAAGGTCCAAAAGAACGAGCAATCAGCAACATACTATGGCACATCGTTACTGAAACGAGCCATTGAGCCTATGGCAGAATTGATTGCTGAAGAGTGTCAAAGAGCCAGCAAGGGTCAGGCGATGAACCGTGCAGTGGCACTAAAACACATTCGCAAACTCAACGCTGATAAGGTAGCCTATCTTACAGCCAGAACAATCATCGACAGGATTATGTCGAACAATCGTCTGCAAGATGTTTCATTGCGCATCGGTCAAGCACTAGAAGATGAGTTGCGCTATCATTCGTTTGAGGAGCAGCACCCTGCCCTATTCAATAAAATCCAGAACGAAACGCAGACTACAAACAGCCGCAAGCGCACTACGATCATCCACGCTTACAACAAGTATTGTGATGCTTGGGCAAGCTGGTCAAAACAAGACAGGCTGCACGTAGGTATGAAACTGGTCGATATCTTCATTCAGGCAACAGGCTTTGTGGAAATAGTGACCAAGATACGTGAGAAAAACAGAACCGACTTGCACTTGATCGCCACGCACGAAGTCTGCGAGTTTGTCGAGAAGAACAAGGACGTGGCTCAGTTGCTTACGCCAATGTATATGCCTATGGTCGTGCCTCCTGTTGATTGGACCTCACCAAGGGACGGTGGATATTTGACCCACCACTTAAGCCAAATGCCTTTTGTAAAAGTTAGGCAAAACGTAGCGAGTCAAAACTATCTTACTGATTTGGAAAGTCGCGCAGATGGCATGAAAGATGTCTACGATGCAGTGAACACTATTCAGAGCACACCATTCCGCATCAACATGTTCGTCCTCAAAACTTTTCAAGAGGTTTACGACAGAGGTATCAGCGTCGGAAAATTGCCTAGCCGTGAAGATTTGCCAATCCCACCTTCCCCTCTTGATAAAAGGCAGCGGTCAGACAGCCTGAATGATAGAGAAAAACAATTATTCAGGGCTTGGAAAACGAAAGCTACAGACGTTTATGAGACCAACATACGGCTGAAATCCAAGCGATTGATGAATGCAAAGATCAAGAGTATCGCTGAAAAGTTTTCTAAGTATGAAGCTATCTACTTCCCACATTCGCTGGACTTCAGAGGTCGAGCGTACCCTGCGCCTATGTATCTCAATCCCCAAGGCAACTCGCTGGCAAAGGGCTTACTCATGTTTGCGGATGGCAAAACATTAGGTACGAATGATGCAGCCTTTGAGTTGGCTGTACATGGGGCCAACTGCTTCGGGTATGACAAAGACAGGCTGGATGAGCGAGTTGATTGGGTCGAGGAAAACAGCCAGCGCATTCTACGAGTTGCATCCGATCCATTTGCTGACTTGTGGTGGGCGAAAGAGGCAGATGACCCATGGTGCTTTTTGGCTTTTTGCAAGGAATGGGAAGGCTTCTATCACCATGGCCTAGACCACGTCAGCTATATCGCGATTGCAAAAGACGGTTCTTGTTCTGGGTTGCAGCACTTTAGTGCAGCATTGGCAGACCCAGTTGGTGCAGCTGCCACAAATGTGCTGCCAGCTGACCAGCCAGCAGACATCTATCAGGCAGTGATAGACAAAGCTATTGATAAGGTAAGGGCCGACCTAGCTGACCCCGAGAAGTCTGGTTTGGCGAAAGGATGGTTGGACTATGGGATGACCAGAAAGACCGCCAAGCGGTGCACGATGACACGTGTTTATGGGTCCACGCTCTACTCAGCGAAATCATTTGTAAAAGAATATCTGATAGAAACGGACGCCTCTCGTAAACAGCAGAATCCTGATTATCTAAGTCCACTGGCAGACGTTGAGTTTCAGGCTTGTATTTACCTTGCAAGGCATATTTGGGACAGCATCAATGAGACAGTTGTAGCTGCAAAAGAAGGCATGGACTGGTTGCAAGAGTGCGCGAGAATATTAGCGCGAAGCAATCTGCCAATCGCATGGACAACGCTTGATGGGCTACCTGTAATGCAAGCCTACCCAGATACCCGTCGCAGACGTGTAAAAACCAAGTTGGGTGATAAGTTCATTTATTTAAGCCTACGAGAGGAGAAACGAGGTCAGCTAGATAAAAGCAAGCAAGCAAACGGCATCAGTCCCAACTGGGTTCATGCAAATGATGGGTGCCATCTGCGAATGACTGTGAATTTGGCGGCTTACAACGGAGTTACACATTTTGCGATGATACACGATAGCTTTGGTTGCCATGCTGCAGACATTCCCATGCTATCAGCTTGTCTTCGGGATACGTTCATTCAGTTGTACTCAGAGAATGACCCGCTGCAGGATTTTAAGGAAGAGGTACAGGTTTTGACTGAAACTGACCTGCCTTCACCTCCAGCCAAGGGAACGCTTGATGTAAGCCTTGCGCGTGAAAGTGAATACTTCTTTGCATGATTTAGTGAGGGCGTTCGCGCCCTCATTTCAAAGGTAAGCACCAAGCTGTGTTATTTTCAATCTCCCAACGGCACTCGTATAATGCTAAATCAAAAAAAACTAAGTACTTTGTCCAAACGTGGACGCCGTTTCCGTTATAAAGCGGTACTTTGTCGATAATTTTGCCTTGTCCAAAAACTCTGGGGCTTTGACTGATGTCGTAAGCGGCGGCTGCCGTTACAGACCCTGCTATTAACGCTGCACTGATAAATAGCTTCATACCTTTTCCTTTATTTAGGAGCTGGAAGACAAACATACCCTATCTGAGGATTTTTTATAACTTGAAATTCTGTGGTGTTGGTCATGACCATTTCTTCTCCATGAATTTTTCTTAAATCCCTGAGGCATCCTTCTTTGGTCGTGTAAGTCTCTAAGTGAATTGGCGGGACCTCCATGCCAAACATTAAAAACATTATCCATTTCATTTTTTTTACTCCTGACTAAACAGGTTCAACCTTTCTGGAGACAAACGTGAAAGTCAAACTTTTTACGGCAACAATTAAGTCCATTTTGAAACCAAAATTTTTGAAGGTTGCACCATAGCTAGGAAAGGATTTTCTATGCTTGCAACCACGCAAAACCTCCTCATCAACCTTGCTGAATATCACCACAGATACGGACACCCCGTGCCTGTCGATGTTCTTTCCCGACTTCTGGAAGCTGGGATTGATGTTAGAAAATACACTTAGGATAACGAATGGCTAAACAGCAAAAAATTAAAATCGTAACGCCACAAGGCGTAGCAGTATATCCTTGGCTCAACACTCCTGACACTAAGTTCAATTCAGATGGTGAGTTCAAGGTTTCGCTGAAAGTACCAGCGGAAGCAGCAACACCTCTTATCTCTCAGCTAGATAAGATTATCGAAAACTTCAAATCAGAGGCAGCACATAAAGACCCTAAGGTGAGTCGGATGGGTCTGAACATGCCGTATGAAGAAGAGGTCGATGACCAAGGTAATACCACTGGCAGCTACCTTTTCAAGTTCAAACAGAAGGCAAAACTTAAGACGCAGGATGGGCGCACAATTGATATGAAAATTGCCCTGCTTGATGCCACACGTACACCAACGCAAGTTTTGGTTGGTGGCGGTAGCCAGATCAAGATTGCGGCAACGGTCGCGCCTTATGTGATGAACACAACAAAATCGGTGGGGCTAAGCCTTAGACCTTATGCAGTTCAAATTTTAGAACTCGTAAAGGTCAGTGCAGGATCGGCTGCTGATGTTTTCAATGATGAAGATGGTTTCATTGATGACCACTCAGCAACACAGAGCAACACACTAGATGATCAAGAGGAGACAACTGCTGCAGACTTTTAAGTTGGGCGGTGGTTCTCTTACAGACGAAGACATCAGAGCATTTGCACTAAGGCACGGTTGGCGTTCAGGCTTGGAAGAAAGCGTGGCTGCTGACCTATTTGATCGTGATGTCAGCTTTCAATATGAGCAAAATAAATTGCAGTACACTGTCCCAGAGCGACAGGCCACATATACACCGGATTTCTACATTACCAATCGTAATGGCAAAGAAATCATCATTGAAACAAAAGGTCGATTTGTAACAGCTGACCGTCAGAAGATGTTGTTTGTCAAAGGCCAGCATCCTCATCTGGATATTCGGTTTGTATTCTCCAATCCGAACACCAAAATTTCAAAAAAATCTAAGACGACTTATGGCATGTGGGCTAAGCGGCATGGCTTCCCATATGCCGGCAGGGTCGTCCCAGAGGAATGGTTAAATGAATAAAGATGATGTGAAATACATCGTTGTTCATTGTTCTTACACACCTCCATCAATGGATATTGGCGTTGACACTATTGACAAGTGGCATCGTGCAAAGGGTTGGCTTGGGTGTGGGTATCACATGGTTATCAAGCGTGATGGTACTGTTGAGACAGGACGACGATTAAACCGACAAGGTGCGCATGTAAGAAAGCTGAATAGGCGGTCGGTGGGCATCTGTATGGTTGGGGGCATGTTGCCCTCAAAGACTGGGCCTGATGTGAACTACACAGAAGAACAATGGGAAGCCTTGCGGGATACAATAGACAACCTAAAGGAAGACCATTTCCCAGATGCCAAAGTCAGAGGCCATGTGGATTTTGACAAAGGCAAGACATGTCCAAATTTTGATGCTGGACATTGGTACGAAACGAAAGAGGTCAAACCGAACATCTAATTCGTTTCTAGGCTCACCTTAGGGTGGGCCTTTTTAATTAAGACAACCTGACAGATAGGAAAACATATGTCGCAAGCACAAATCGTAACAAAACACCTGAATGCTTATGGCTCCATCACGCCACTACAGGCACAGTCAAACTATAACATTTGGCGTCTCGCCGCGGTGGTGAACCGTCTAAAAAATCGCGGATTAAACATAATCAGCGAAATGCGAACTGCACCATCTGGTGCAAAATATGCCGTCTACAGCCTTGGCTGATAGCGTTTCAGAGTACCTACGAAAAGAACCCTGCCCGTCCTGTGGAAGTTCTGATGCAAGAGCCATCTACAGCGACGGGCATTCTTTTTGTTTTTCATGTCTGACCCACACCAAGGGCGTCGGGCAAAGCATAACGACTGAGGTGCAGATGAAGTCAAATTTAATTGATGCTGGTGAATACCAATCGCTAGCTAAACGTGGGCTGACTGAAGAGACATGCCGAAAGTTCGGCTACTCAATCGGCTCATATCACGGGCAAGACGTGCAGGTAGCCACCTACAGAAACAACAAAGGGCAACCATGTGCGCAGAAACTAAGGTTTCGTAGCAAGGACTTTAAATTCATTGGTGACACTAAGGCCGCTGGACTTTTTGGCGACCACCTGTGGAGAGATGGTGGCAGAATTTTGGTCATAACAGAGGGAGAAATAGACTGTCTCTCTGTCAGTCAGCTGCAGCAATTAAGATTTCCTGTTGTCAGCGTTGGCTCCGGTGCTGCCGGTGCAAAGCGTTGCATTCAAAATTCACTCGAATTTGTTGAAAGTTTCGACAAGGTTGTTTTGATGTTTGACAATGATGATGCTGGACGCAAAGGCGCACAGGACGCCGCTGAAGTTATATCGGTTGGTAAGGCTGCAATCGCCACACTGCCATTAAAAGATCCAAACGAAATGCTTGTTGCTGGCCGTGGTAGCGAACTCATTGATGCTATGTGGCAAGCAAAAACTTTCAGGCCGGATGGGATAATTGCAGGAACAGACCTTTGGGACATAGTTTCAAATGATGAAACGGCAGAAGCCATTGATTACCCATTTGATGCGCTCAACCAAAAAACCCACGGTATGCGCCGTGGCGAACTCGTAACTCTGACTGCTGGCTCTGGTGTTGGCAAGTCACAGGTGTGCCGTGAGATAGCGCACACGCTCTTAAACTCAGGTGAAACTGTCGGTTACATTGCTTTGGAAGAAAGCATGAGGCGAACCGCCCTATCCATGATGGGCTTAGCCTTGGACCGTCCTCTTCACCTCTCACGAGAAGGAATAGGTGATGATGATTTACGGGCTGCTTTCGACACTACCGTCGGCTCTGGTCGTGTTTACCTCTACGATCATTTCGGTTCAACTGATTGCGATAACCTCATCAACAAAGTGCGATATTTGTCAAAAGGGTGTGGTGTTAGCTGGGTTATCCTCGATCATCTCAGTATTGTTGTTTCAGGCTTGGACGACGGGAACGAAAGGAAATCTATAGATATAATTATGACTGCGCTGCGTTCCCTAGTAGAGGAAACCGGTATTGGTCTTATACTTGTTTCTCACCTACGTCGGCCTGCTGGTGAAAAAGGTTGGGAAGACGGAAAAGAGGTCACCCTTAATTCGTTGCGTGGATCGGCTGGAATTGCACAGTTGTCCGATATGTGCATTGCCATTGAGCGCAATCAACAGGGTGCACACCCTAATGTCTCTACCCTGCGGGTGATGAAAAATCGCTTCAGCGGTGAGACCGGAATTTCTGGCTACGTAGCATATGACCCCGAAACAGGACGTATGAATGAGGTGCCTGACCCACAAACATTTGAAGACGAAGAAACAGCCACGGCTGAATATTAGCTAGTCGAAAGGGACAGCTTTGAACTTACTATTTGATATTGAGACAGATGGGCTGGACCCAACAGTCTGCCACTCATTGGTGATTATGAATATTGATACTGAGCAGATTTATTCATGCGCAGATCAAGACGGCTACAATCCCATTGGACTTGGTCTTTCAATGATGGAAAACGCTTACACCCTTATAGGCCACAACATTGAAGATTATGATCTGCCAGCATTAGAGAAGCTATACGGCTTTAAATTTGATGGCGTCATCCATGATACCTTATTGATGTCACGCTTATGTTGGTCTGACATCAAGCAGAACGACTTTGTGTTTTGTAACAAACCACAAGGCAAACACTTTCCTAAAAAGCTGGTTGGCTCACACAGTCTCAAGGCATGGGGCCACAGGCTTGGCAACTACAAAGGAGACTTTGAGTTCACTGAAGAACGTTTTCGCCATTGGTCACCTAAGATGCAGCAATACTGTGAACAGGACGTGACGTTGAACGCTGACTTTTACCGCCTGATAATGGCGAAAGAACCAACTGCTGATAGCATTGACCTAGAGCATCAATTTGCGAAGGTCATCCGACAGCAGGAAGCGCATGGTTTTTATTTCAATGTGTCAAAGGCGCATCAACTTCTGGCAAAGCTGCAAAAGCGCAACGCTGAACTAGAAGCTGATTTACAGAAAGCTTACCCTGCGTGGGAAATCAAAACGCCTTTCATCCCCAAGGTAAACAACAAAAATCGTGGCTATATAAAAGGTCAGCTCACTTACAAAACAAAAGAAGTTGTCTTTAATCCTGCATCACGCGACCACATTTCGAACCGATTAATTATAGTCAACGGATGGAAACCGACAGAGTTTACACCATCGGGCAAACCAAAAGTTGATGAAGATGTTCTATCAAAACTGGAATTTAAAGAGGCCAAGCTGCTGAATGAATATTTACTTATTAATAAGCGCATTGGTCAGCTCGCGTCGGGCGCAAACGGTTGGCTGAAGCTAGTTAGGAACGGCAAAATGCATGGGCGCGTAAACACTAATGGATGTGCCACACACCGATGTACTCATTTAAAACCGAATATGAGTCAGATACCCAGCGTCAGCGCGCCCTACGGTAAAGAGTGTCGTGAACTATTTCATGCGCCAGAAG